CGCGGCCTCCGGGTAGGTGCCACCCTCGGCGACCTCGGCGGCCGCGTTGGTGAAGGTGGTCTCCTCCATGTACTGCACGGCCGACTGGCCGGTGGTCGTCTGCGGGATCAGCTCGGCGACCTGGATCGGGCGGGTCGCGAACTCCACCAGGCGGCCCGTGCGGGTCACCTCGGGGGCGAAACCCGCGGCCGTGGTCATGAGCGTCTTCAGCTCGATGTCCAGGGTCCGCTCCGGGCCGACAGCGCCAGCCTTCAGCTTGTACGCGTCGGACTCGGTGAACAGCTCACCGAACGACTTCTGCCGCGGGCCGCCGTTGTACGCCGGACCGCCCTGGTCGGAGCCGACCTCGCCGTGCCCGACGTTCTTGCGGTCCTCCGGGGTGCGCGCCCGCTCGGCGGCCTTCTGCACGGCGACCAGCTCGTCGACCTGCTTGCCGAGGTCGGTCTGCTCGTCGTTCAGCTCGCGGATCTTGGCGGCGATGTCGTGGGTGGTGCCCTTGACCGACTTGACCTTCGACAGGTCGATCTCCGGACCGGCCTCGGCGAAGATCTCGCCGAGCTCCTTGCGCTTGGCCTCGAGCTTGCCCTGGGCTTCCTTCAGGGCGGGAAAGGTCATGGTCACAGCTGCGCTCCTTGTAGCGACTGGACGAAGCGCGCGTACTCGCGCGCAGCGTCATCTCCGGGTGAATCGAGCAGGGACTTCAGCCGCCGCATGTCGTCGTGGATCCAGTCGAGGACGTCGACGGATGTGGCGGCGAGCGCCTTGCCCTTACGCCGGCGGAGAGCCATGACCTCGGCCGTGCGGTCGATGAGGCTCTCGAGCGATGCCAGGGTCGCTGCGGCCTCTTCGTAGAACTTCAGGCTGCCGCCCGCATCGGCCCGCAGCTCGGGGACGTCACGATCCCCGTCGGACAGGTGCTGGGCGAGGTGGTTGTAGACGCCCTGGCGTTCGACCTCGGTGAGGCCGGTGACGCCCTTGGCGCCATTCAGGACGGCGATGCCGGTCAGGCAGGCGCGCAGGTTCGCATCCCCGCCCGGACCGTGGTGGTGCGCGAACCGGTACGACGACTTCACCGTCGGGTCGCCGGCCGGGTCGACGTAGGCGTGGACCGCGCGGAGCTGGTCGACGGTGGCGTCGGCGGGGATCTCGGCGACGACCTGCACGCCGTTCCACTGCTTGACGGTCACATTGGTCTCGTGCGGGCGGATCGCCGCGCTGTACTCAGACACGGCCAAGACCGCCTCCTCGAATAGGTGGCCGCCACCGGTGAGGGCTTTGACGGCGAGGGTTCGCGTGCCGACACCGGCACCGATGAAAACGGGGGACGCCTCGTGCGTCTTGAGCTTGCGCAGGAAGTTCGCCTTCCGGCCGGCGAACATGCCGGACTCCGGGGCGTGGAGCACGTCGAAGCCGTACGACCACTCCTGACGGGCGCCCATCTCCTTGACCGTCTCGAACGTGTCCCGGCCGGCGGTGGTGTTCATGAAGAACTGGCCTTGCAGGATGGCCTCGTTGCGGGTGGTGCGGATGACCCCGCGCCCGACGGGCATGTCGCCCTTCCAGATGGAATGCCCGTATCCGCTGATGGCGATCTCTTCGCCCTCGGTGAACGCGCCGGGGAAGGTGACGTCGCCGTCCTTGTCGATCACGTTGAACGTCGAGAAGACCGCCTCGACCTCGCCCTTGCTGGCGGACTTGACCTCCACGCCGGAAAGCGACGACTTAGTCTCCACTGGGCCCTCCGTTCGGTGCGGGTTCTGGCGGCCCCGGCTCGTTGGTGCCCGGCGGCTGGAGTTGGACGCTGTAGAGACCGGTGTGGGTCATGCGGCGCAGGTCGCCGATCACCGTCGCGCCGACGATGCTCTGCGGCTCGAAGCCTGCCCGGACGCCCGACTCGATCGTGAGCATCTGCTCCTTGACGATCTCCGCCCGGTCCTTGGCGTCTTCCTGCAGGAACGGGATGAACCGGTCGTCAACGGCGAGCTCGGCGCCGGTGTTGCGGGTGCCGTTGCGCATCGGCCGGTCGACGATCGACTGCAGCGACGCCGCGGTCTTGCTCCACAGGTCCCGGATCGTCGCGTCGACGAACAGCCGCCGCGCGGAGCCGAAGTTGCCCGCGTTCAGCGTCGAACCCTGCAAGCCCTCGGAGATGCCGAGGATCGCCGCAGGCACACCGCTGGCCACCGCCATGCGGGTCTCGCCCGCGCCCTGGGTCATCTTGAAGTCCAGCTGACGGAAGTCGACCGACAACGGCACGATGTCGGCGCCGCCGGCCAGGAACAGCGTCTTGTAGGCGTTGTTCGCGCCCTGGTGGGCGGCGTTAAAGCCGGTGACGAACTCCTGGAACGCCTCCGGGGCGGTGTCCTTGTCGAACTTGATCGCCATGTTCGGCGTCGCACCATTCTTGAAAAACCGGCCCTTGTGCCTGGTCGCGGCCTTGTCCGCGGTGATCTCCTCGATGATCGGGGTGATCCACGACATGCCCCGGAAACGGGCCACCGGGTCAGGCTTCGGCGAGTAGTGGCACACCTCCGACGGCAGCAACGTCACCGGCTGCGGAGGATTTACGCCGGCCCCGGTCACCTTCGGCTCGAAGACGTAGCCGACCACCCGCGCGTCCAACCCGTACGGGTTGCCCGACGGGGCGTCGATGACGATCGTCACCCAATCCGGGCGCATCCGGGCGATCCGCCGGCCCGGCCCGGTCGCCGATCGGCCGAACCGGCCGGCGTCGTCGCAGACGGTGGCGTAGAAGTTGCCCGCGAACGACGCGTCGAGGTCCATCAGCGACAGCAGTTCGCCGGTGGTGCCGTTCGGCCACGGCTCCTCGAGCAGCGCCAGCTCGGGGGAGCCGAAGAAATCACCGGGCACACCGGAGCGGTACTCGCGCCACTGGAACCGAGCCTGCGAATACACCTGCTGCCGGCGGTCGATCGCCCCGAAGATGATCGAGTTGCCCTTGTAGGCGGCCTCGACGTACCCCTCGAAGTCGTTCTCGATCCGCTCCCGCTCCGAGCTGCCCGTACCGAGCAGCGGCCACCGCATGGCGTCCAGCGACCACAGCGGCGGCTCGACGAAGTCCTTCCGCCGACCCCGCGCCGGCACCAGCCACGGCCTCACGCCGTCGACCTGAAGCGCGAGATCCGGGGCAGCTCGGCCACGGCGTCATCGGTCGCAGCCTCACCGGTGGCACGCAGGGCGTTGTACTGGGCGACACCGGCCAAGACCACGGCGAACACGCCACCGGTCAGGGCCGACCACCACCAGTCGCCGGCCAGGCCGCCGACGGCGGCCGCGATCACGGCGAGGCCGGCGGCACCGAGCAGGTTCGAAATCACTGCAGGTCTCCCATCAGGCCGGCTCAGAGGTCCGCGAACGCGAACAGGGGCTTGCTCTTCGGCTCGGAGACCATGGCCCCGTCCTCGATCGCCTGCCCGCGGGCTGCGTAGGCGAGCACCGCGGCCACACTGGCGTCGATCAGCTGCCCGGTGCCGCGCTTGGCCATCTTCAGGTAGAACTGGGCGATGTCCTCGTCCTCGCCAGGGCGAAGGCGCTTCTTCGAGCCCTTGACCAGAACCGCGTTCTTGCAGTGGGTGGTCAGCGTCTCGGAGCCGTCGTGGGCGAGCTTGCCGCCGTTGAACGCCGTCGTGAACCGCTCGATCGCCTGGTCCATGCGCCGCTCGACGTTGGTCGGGAACTCGACGACTTGCTTCGGCCACTGGCCGGCCCACGCGTCGAGGTAGTCCTGCCACCGGTACGGGTCGGCGAACATCATCACCACGTCGTAGGCGGCGAAGGTGTCTCGCACCGCGGCGTCGACCTCGAGGGACGGCACCTTCCATTGCAGGGCGTCCTTCGGCCGTTCCCAGATGCGCAGCTGGAACAGCTTGCCGTCGGACATCCGCGACGCCACCAGGGCGGTCGCGTCCTGGTACTTCGCGCCGTCGAAGCCCAGGGTGATCCGGTCGCCGGCCTGCAGCGTCTCGGCCTCGCCGACGGCGTCCCAGCGGATCGGGTCCACGAAGACGGACTCGCCGACGACGATCTCGTTCAGGAAGAACCGGCGCCGGTCGGCCTCCATGTGCTTCGGGGACCGGGCCTCGCCGAAGATGCGGCCTCGGATGTTCACCCAGCCGCCGCGCTCACGGGCGCTGTCGCCGTACTGCCGCAGCAGCTCGGCGTACAGCTCCTCGTCGTTGTCCAGGTCTTCGACCCGGTGCGGCTCCACCGTGTCGACGTATGTGCGCTCGTCGGGGTTCGTGCCGGTGATCTGCGCCTCGGAGCCCTCGGTCGGGTCCCAGGCGTTGGTCATCTCCAGCCAACGACCGTCCATGCCGGCCACGTTGCGCTTCACCGCACCGGCGACCTTGCGGTAGCCGCCCTGCAGCGTGAACAGGTGCGACTCGGTGATCGTCACGAACGTCATTGGCGCACCGAGCCGGGCCCGGGCCGAGGTGGTGGCCGGCTCGATCTTCCCGCCGGACGGCAGCACCACCCGGGTCAGGCCCACATCCATGCCGGGCAGGTCGATCAGCGGCCCGCCGCGCAGCATCGCCAGCAGCGGCCGCCACGTGTTGTCAGTCTGTTCCTCGGAGGTGCCGAGGCAGACGATCAGCGGCGACGGGTACGGCGCGCCGACCGGCTCGCCCGCGGCGTCCCAGCCGTCGAAGCGGGTCGGGCCCTGCGCCTCGGCGGCGATCATCGCCGCGGCGAACGGGTCCTTGCCCCACTTCTGGCTGCGGCGCAGCTGGCCACCGGTGTAGCGCAGCGCGTCAGGCGCCGGGTACGGGGCGGCGTGCGGGTACAGCCGGTAATAGTGGATGAGGAACGTCCACATCTCGTCGGTGAGCTTGTAGGGGTGGCCGGCTTTGTAGCCGTCCGGGATGACCAGGTGCGCCTCGATCCACTCGCCGACGTCGAACCCCAGGGTCGGAAACTCACCGGGCTCGGACGGGCCACGCCACGGCATCAGCCGACCGCCTTGAACCGCTTCCGCGCGGGCGCCGCGGCGTTCTCGCCGGCCTGCTGCGACTCCTCGCGCTTGGTGCCGACCTCGTCCGGGGCGATCTGCCACATGAGCATCTGCATCGCCTTCGGCGTCAGGCCCAGGCGGTCCTCGAGCTGACGGGCCTCGGACATGGCGTCCTTGTCCAGCGACTCGGCGACCAGGGCGACGCGGCAGTAGCGGGCCACGACACGGGTCCAGCCGTGCCGCTCCCAGGCCACCGCCTGGGGTGATGCCCACAGCTCGGCCCACAGGCGCTGCTCGAGGTCGTGCGGGGCGTCCGACAGGGGCCACTCGGGGGCGGGGTCGATGCGACCACCGGCCGGGAGCATCGTGATGCCGGACCGGACGTTGCGACGCTGGGCGTCAGGCTTCGGGGGAACGGTCTGCGGCACGTAGAGTCACCACCTTGGGCGGGGCGGGGTTTAACGCTGAGTGACGAAAATTGGGGATCATGAAGCTCGGACGGCCGTACAGACTGCGAGAAGCCTCATCCGGGGGTTCTTTTGTCGGGCTCGATTCACGTCGCTGACTCGCCCCCCTACCGTGCGTGACCCATGCGCCATGCATGGCGACCACGCACGGTGACATGTAGCAGAGGGTCAGCTAGTCGGCGGCACCACGGTTGCAGTGCGCGTGCTCGAGCCGATCACCGATCGCATCACGGTTGACGCGCAGCGGACCTGGTCGCAGGCGCAGGTCCTCGAGCAGGGCAGCACGTCGGGCCAGGTGCGGTGCACCGTAGCCACGTGCCTGCCTGCTGCCTCGCCTCTGGTCCCTGGTCTGACCCATGGCACTGGCGCAAGCGGGGCAGCGGGAGTCGGACCGGGTGGTGAGCCGCCCGCACGCACGGGCCGGGGTGCCGAGGCAGGGGCGCAGTGGCATGGTCACCGCCTCGCGTCTGGCCGGCAGGGCAGGCGACCCTGCCAGGCCACCTGCCCTGCCGCTTCCCCCCAGTTCCCCCTGGCCTGGATACGACGAAGCCCCCCGCTGAACCAGCGAGGGGCGACGGCGAAGCTTGGTGGCAGCACTCGCCACACTGACGTGCTATGCGGCCGCCGCCTGTGCGTCCCGTACGTAGGCGATGTGGAGCATGAGGTCCGCGCCTGGGCGGAACCACTCGTTGCGGGCAGCGAGCAGGTGCCGGAACTGGCGGTGCCGCTCGGCTTCCTTGGCCTCGCCACCTGGCTCCACGGCCAGCAGCTTGGATCCTGGCGGGTACGAGTTGAGCCTGAGCTTGAGGTTGCGCGTCACGCCGATCTTGATCAGGTCGCCGACGCGGACGTAGTAGACCTGGTGCTCTGCCGTGTTGGCTGCGGCTTCCCGCTTGGCATCCACCTGCCTGACCACGGCGTTGTGGATCTCCGGGTGCGCTCGGTGGTTCTGCATGACCTCGGTGACCATGCCGTGCATCCAGGCGTAGAGCTGGCGGGCGTGCTTGGTGCAGACGCTGAGCGGTGAGCCCGGCGCTTGCT